GTTCATAGAATCCATCCTTATCAATCTCATCCTGTTGGAACTTATCATTATTTATAGGTTTCTTAAAATGATACCCTCCACTCATTGCATCAATACAAACTCTACATCCCCTATCTATCATAAGAGCAGGAAGGCCATCAACTGTCTTAGTAAGAAGTCTTGCTATAATTTCAGAACGTTTAATTGGATTACTCTTTCTGAATATTGGAAATATACCATGTGCCCGAAGAATATCAATAGAAGTAGTAGTTCCAGTTTTATCATTCTTCTGATCTCCAGCACAATCACAGAAATCCATAAAACGAGCATTAGGGAATTCAGAAGCAGAAATGAACTTCGTATCTTCAGCTAATTTATTAACTGTTATGGATACCCCCAACTTTTCCTTTAACCATAACCACCTTCCCTTAGAATCCACTGAAGTAAAGAGGACAGCTGGATGATTAAAGCCGAAATCGTATCCCCTGAATATATGGATTGTCGGGAACTTTCCGCTTCCATCCAGCTGCCTCCAATAAGCACTAAGATCTCTTACATGTTGTTCTTCTATGAATTGGGGATAAACGGGTAGGCCTGCGTTAGTGAATCCGAACTCACCCATTAAATATTTCTTAATCCATTGAGGTGGATAATTCTTTTCTAAGTCCCCAATGTATCCTTCTGGAAGATTTGTTCTATTCTCATAGGTAGTCATTTTAAACAATCTATACATAGGAGCTCCAATATTAACAAAGTACTTCTCTATCCAATGCCCTTGATTAGGAGGATTGGTAGTAAGAAATCCACATAGATGTTTTACCCCTTGATGCTTTTGTCGTAACCTACCCTGAAGAGTTAAAAATATTTCCTCTGCCGTTTCAGAAGCCTCATCTATCCAGAATCCTCCTAGTTCCAAAGATTTTAATTTCATTGGATCATCTAAGGAACGAAATAAGACTTCACTCCCATTCTTTAATATAAGGTGATTTTCTGATTTAGAAAAGGTTTTAATTAGTTCGGTGGGAAGACAGTCAAAGAAAGTACGCATTGTAGTATCTCTTAATTCAGGATAGGTCTGTCTAGCAATAAGGAAGAGCATACCTGGATTTTCTAAAAGGAGAAGAACAGACTCTTGAGCTCCAGCCCGAGTCTTACCAGAACCCAATCCCCCAAAGAGACAACGATATTTACTATTACTCTTATGAAAGAGTGATTGAGTAGGTAAAGGATTATAATCTATTGTAATGATCGATTTAGACTTTAGCATCTACTACCTCTCCCACCTGAACTACTGGAACACTATCGTTACCTCTCATACCAGATATATTGGGAATATTAACATCTATCTTAGTCGCAGATAGAAGCTGAGGTTGATCCATATACTTATCTCGTCTACGAGTTTTTAATAAAAATATTCTCTCCACTATAGAATTAGGAAGTAAAGAATGCTTTTTAGTAGTTTCCTCTATTTCATCAATTAGTCTATCATCTACAATATCTAAGATTAAGGCTAAGGTAGGATATTGATT